TCCTTAGTGTAGGTGCGTTCAATGATAGGGCGGCCATCGGTATGTGTGCCGATGATCTCCTCGTCCTCACCTAGGACGGTGCGTGGCCTTAGTCTCGAAATTCTATTTAGTCTCTGTCTCATGGTGTCTTCTCCTGTGTCGGCCCCTCTTCAGGGGGGGACTGTGATAGGTCTATTCCTATTGGTAAAAACGGTTCCTTCATCACACGCTTACGCACATCTCTGCCAACCGCCAATGCTTCTTCTCGCATGGCTAGGCGTAGGCGCTCCTTTGTGTCGCGCTGAGTCTCCACCTGCCAGGTCAACGCATCCTGAATCGAACTAAACTCACCTTGACCACTCCATGTGTCGCCCTTCTCTAGCATCTCAGTCAACCCACTTACACCTAATTCCTCTAATTCGTAACCCACATACAGCCCTACATCCTTGTCGAAGTAGGTAATCTCGACGGTCTCGACTGGTTCCTCTTCGAGCTCTCCTGCTTTCCAGGCCGCCAGTACCGGATCATCCGGCATGAGCGATATCCGTATCTGCCACTGACAGACAGGCTCGGGTATCCACACGATATGAGCGTGCCTGCCACTCTTCCTGAAGTGCAGCTCGACAGCGTCCTGGAACTCGTAGGGAGCTCGGCGTTGTTCCGAGCCCCCTACAGTGTGTATCAGACCCATCTAAAGAGTCCTCCTGCTAGTCATGCTTAACTACTCGCCGTACCGATAAGCATACCTGTCTCGCCACCAGCGTTAACCCCGTAATTCTCAAAGAGGCTAAGCGAACCAACGGTGTTGACCCAGGTCGTCTGGCCGTTCGTTGCGATCATGCAACTGTTGTACCTGACGTGCCCTGTGGCGGCACTGTACCCCTCGATGTTCACGTCAACAGCGTTGGCGTTCTCTAAGGCACAGTCTTCGATGAGACAGTCCGTCCATGCAGCACTCATGTCGATGTTAGCTGCCGAGAAGTCGCCGTGGCTAACCAGTTTACGAATCGTGACATGGTCAGCCGCTGCTCCGGTGAGGAACCCAGTGTTACCCGCTGTGTCCGTACCGTGGTTCACGCACCCGATGCACTCGAAATAATCCGCATCGGCAGTAAGCGTGATCCAGTGCAACGTGTTCTTCGCTGCCGTGGCATCGTCGAACAGGCAGTTCTCGATCCGACAGTGAGCTGCCGTGACGGGAATGCCCACCACGAGCGAGTCCACGTCATTGATGAAATGGATGTTCTGGATGGTGACATTAGCCGCCGACACTGCAACGGTCGCTGCCGTATTGTCGAGCGTGATCTGTGGGCGGTCGGTGCCTCGGCCTAAGCCGATAATGCTGATGCCCGCCACGTCTGCCGCGATAGCTGATGCGCTACTGAGCGTCTCAGCGTGTCCTGGCATCGCGTAAATGATGTCACCCTTGCTCGCCGTGCATTTGTTGATCGCGGCGTCGATTGTGATCAGAGCCTCGTCCGAGGCGTCCCCTGTGTTGGCCGCAGCTCCACTACCCGAGTCCACATAGAAGATGGAGCCCGTCGTGTGGTTGATGAGGTTCCGCAATTCCTGCGAATACTTCACCTCGCGCAGAGCGTTACGCAGCCTGTTATTCAGTTCCTGACTTGACATTGAAAATGGTCCCTTGCCTAGAAGGCGTTAGAGGCTGGGCGGGAGGCCTTGTGCCCCCCGCCCAACAACCCGTTTCGATACTAATTCATACTACCCATACACCTATTAGCTAGGCACTGGGCTGAAGTCACTAGCAGTCACGTTAGCAAGGCTAATGCCTGTCAACGCAGCGTGCCTGTTACGGCGATCGCTGAATGACTGCTTGTACGATTTGACGTACCACTCCTTACCGTCGAAGTCGCTCAGGCGGCTGAACTGGCTGCCGTCTTCAGCGAAGTAATCGGCTTCACCGTCGAGATCGACTGTGAAGAGGTCTTCAACCGATAGGGTGTAGAGTACATCGTGGATCTGCCAATCGTCTTCAATGAAGTCCATGTTGGCGATCCTAACGGCCTCGTAGCCACCCTCGAACGTGCGTCCGAGTGCGGTCTGCTGCTGGAACCCGACGAGCGTTCTGGCGAGCTCAGCGATCACACTACCCTGGGCGCAGCAAACGTGTGTGCTCGGCCCTACGGGTGAGGTGGATTTCGCTCTAAGCTGCCTGAAGTGCTCTGTCACTTCGATGTGATCGAAGCTTGCACTTGCCTTGCGATAAGGCTTCCAGCGCGGATAGGTCGATTGTGAAATGTTAAACACCGTCGTCGCATCTTCGTCAGGGTCCACGATATTAAGCAAGCCGTTAGGCGCATTCGTGTATTCTGAAGCGAAGTAGTCTGTCGAGATGTTCGGGGTTGTGGCGTTAACGATCAGATCGTTAGCCGCCAGGCTGTTGCCTGGCTCCCATGTGCCAGCAGTCGTGACAGTTACCGTATTCGTGCTAAGTGTGATAGCACTGATGGTCCCTGCGCCTGCTAACGCATTCGAGCTGCCAACATCAACCCAGTTGATGATCATGCCTACCTCCATGTGGAGGAGAGGCGGTGTGTCAGCGTGACCGTATCCGTCTTTCACAACGAACACAGTTGAGCTCGTGCGAGACGATACCTTACACAGCGTACCGTTCGACGTGCCAATAGCGTGACGGATCTGAGAACGCCCGAATGCATCCCACATCTGGTCGAACATACGACCGAGTAGGTCACCGAACGCGCCTGGACCGCGCACTGCACGCTTTTCGATAAAGTTATCGATTGCTCTACGAACGTAGAGCCTAGCTGGTGTGGTTTCCCCTTCCACCGCATCAACATACTGGTGGTCGGGGAGGTTACCGTCCGAACCCATCGCCCCACCCGCATACGTCAGATCGGCTGAGAAGACAAGCTTCTCGCCATCGATGCGGTAGTCACCTGCTCCAGCTTCTTGAAAGAGCTGGCTGGTAGGTGACCAGGAGGACACGTTCGGCTTGACCTCACCAGCATAGATCTCGTGTACCAGCCCTGTGAGGTCGGTAATCGCCTCAAGGCCGGAGACTTGTGATCCTAATGCCATAGGTCAAAACCTCATGTTTACGCCTGCTGACCCCACGTTCTAATGCGGGATCGACGGGCTCGTTTTTGTTGACTAGGGCTCATAGACCTGAGCTTGTTGTTCTCGGTCGGTGTGCCATGATCGCGCACCCCTGCCGCCAACGTACTCGGGATAGACCCTGGTCGTGTCGCGTGACGAGTGGCAGCCTGTTGGAGGTTATTCTCCTCTTGCTGCCGCGCTTCTTTCTTTACCTTCGCCTCTGCTGCCGCGAGCTCCTGCTTCCTTGTCGCAGCATCATCTACGGCCTGGTGGGCTTGCACGTCTGGGTTCTGGGAATAAGCAGCGTTCGCATACTCATACCAACCCCCTGGTGTCGGAACCTCATTTCTGGCCTCGCATATCGAACCGTAACCCGCTAGAACCTGCCTCACTTGAGGCTCAGTCCATAGTGGGTACTGTGCTGGCACATTCGTGCTTGGATTGCCATTCATCGCGTCATTGATCGCGTCATTAGCGAACTTGTGAGCTCGCTCTATAGCAACGCTTTGTTCATAGCTTTGACGCGCTTCCATCTTCGCCTGCTGCAACCCTTCGTTGCCAGACGTGGCGAGGATGCCGTTTCGATAGGTATCGGCGTCGGATTGTCCATAGGTATTCTGAAGGTCTCGGTATGTCTGCTCCTGTTCGGGAGACAGGATACCACCTGTACTCGCTTGCTCTCTCCAGTAGTCAGCATCAGCGCGGGTCTCCATGAGCTGGGCGCTAAGTTCGTTGACGTGCTGGGAAGCTTGTTCGAGGTCTGACCTACGGACGTGGCTGTTCAGCAGAGCTCTGATATCTCTTTCATCTTCAGAAGCTACCGTGAACGCCTCGCGCCCCCGTTGTCGCAGGGGATGGTTGTCTGCGACGGGGACTGTCACGGACGTAACGTCAGGGGTAGTGGCCTGCGTGTCCGTGGCCCCGTCCATTGCCACTTCAGAAGCTGAAGTAGCTAGGGTGTCGGGGGCTTGATCACCGGAAGTCGAGCTTTCGGGCGACTCCTCGGCTTGTTCTTCTTTCATAAACTGACCGCCCTGCGGCGTACCTTTCGGTTGGCGCATACGGTCAGCGGCATTTGTTTGTGTTTCCTGCTCTGCAAGAGCTGCCTCTATCTTGGCACCTAGGCGCTCTTTGGCACCCTGCTTGATGTCCGAGACAGTCTGCTGTGTCCTATCAACTGCTGGCGGTGCTTCTGGAGTCGATGGTGCCTCGACTACAGGAGCTTCTGCTGGTGCTTCTGCGACTTCCGAGGCCGTTACGGCGGCGGTGTCAGACATAGTACCTCTTCATGTTATGCAGCACCCTGCGCTGCTTGAGTCAGTTTTGCTATCTCGGTAGTGGATGTATTCATAGCCTCGGACGTGGGTGTGCCGCCATCAGTCGCTCCACCTGGAGCTCCACCTGGGGATGTCGATGCTGCCGGAGAACCCGCTGCCGGAGCTGGTGCTTCAGCTTGTGCAGCTCTAGCCATCTGTTGCCCGCTCAGCCATTTGAAGAACTGATCCTGCCTAAGCATGGCTAGCCTTCTCACGATCGAGTCTTCGCTCTCGTCTTGCGTCATCGTAGACAACGCTTCGAGGTGAACTGTGGTGTCGTCGTCCATCATAATCGGGTACTGCGCGTCAATCATCTGCCAAAGATGCTGAGCCGACTGCTCGACCACGGGGTTCTGCATACCATTGACTTGCTGGGGATCCAGGCCGTACTGCTCCCTGAAGGACTTGACTACCTCCCTTATGCCCTGGTTGACGACCTTAGCCCTACGCTCTCGCATCTCTTGTGGATCGAGCTCGTCAGGCCAAAGGCTTCTGTCTGGGTATTGCTTCTTGAATTGCCTGGTGGAGATCGCACGTTCGCCAGTCATCGGGTCTACCATGCCCCACAGGTTCATCAGCGTCTGGGCCTTGTTCTCCGTCGTGGCACCGAACCCAGACGTGAGCCTGTAGATCGGCTTCATCTCGGAGAGCTGGCTCCTGTCGATGTAGGGCTGTATGAGGTGAGCGATCTCGTCTCCTGCTATGTCGATCAGCCACGGCACATCGCCGTATTCCTTCATTAGATTCCAGCAGATGCCCATGAACTGCTCGGCGCTCTCCCTGAATCTCTGGTTGGTAGGCCCGTGCACAGTGTCATCTGCCCGTGCCAGGGCCACCACCTTGGCAGCAGCGTCACCGGACTTGCTCTCTCCACGGCTAGCGGCCTGCCATCCACCTTTGCGGAACATCCCAGCCTCGATGCGCTGGATCTTGTTCTCAAGTAGCGGTATGTGACGGAAGGGGAGCTCCAGGTACTGAGGCACGAAGCCCGCGCCTGGATCGATCTCTATCTCACCGTCGTCGATGTAGGCCGCACTGTCGTCAGCGATCACGCCAGAAGTAACCAGTGGAGCCCTGACCGAACGTCTCACAAACTCGTTGACCAACGTCTCTAGCTGGTTGAGCTGGACTTGGTCCTCGTCTAGGTCTGCTACATACGGCTTACCATGCACGTCATCGAAGCGATTCGCGCTGTAGACCTGTACACAGCTAAATGTGCCACCAGGTAGAGGTCCGTCGTGTAGCAGCACGGCGTTACCAAAGCCACCACTCGTGCCACCACCAGTTGCGTCTGCTCTGTCCGTGCTCGCTGATCCGTTTAGGGCGATCATCGTAAGTCGTCCATAGGGATAGTTCATATCCACTGCTGGTGCGATCTCGCGATAGACCAATGCTATGAGCTCTTCACCGTCCTGGCCGCTCATCAGTGCCGAGGTGCCATGAATCGAGTTGCCAGCCATCAACCACTTCCTGACCGTGCGCTGGAACCTGCTAGACGAGTTGAGCTTCGTGCTGCCTTCGATGCCTGGTATCTCAGGGAACGCCTGCCGCACTCCCTCTGCGCTGACTACACGCCCGTAGGTCATTCTCTCGACGTTGCCACGAGTTGCGCCAGTCGAGTACACCGTGTCGAACGGGTCTCCTACCCAGCAATCGATCGATCCACGCTGTGGTCCTTGCATACCCAGCGCGTGTACAGGCTGGTAGGCGTCAAACTGTGGATCGTCACGCCATTGAGCGTGCACCGGACAGTGACCGTAAGCCGATGCCATGTACATAGCTTCAGCGAACAAGCTGTTCAGGTTCTGCTGAGTTGCTATGTAGTTGGCGAATGCCTGGTCGATCGCTCCAGACTCTCTCGAATGGCGATCTGGCCTGGTCTCTACCACGAACCTGAACGGCATCGTCGTGTGGTATGCTACCATGTTGTCCACCATCGGACGCAGCAAGTTGTTCTGAGCTCGTGGTACGCCGCTCAGGTTGTGCGGGATCTGGATGCGCTCACCGTTGTACAGGTCAGCCCACTGGTTATCACCCTCGCCATCGATGTGGATGAGGTACTTCTCGGCTGTTAGATCATGGAATCGCTTGCTGTCTAGACCCTTGCGGTGGAACTCGGCTACGTCCCTGGCGATCGCGCTCGGATCGCCCATACCCATCGCATCCATTTGGTTGTCAGGCTGAGCTGACACACCATCGCCACCGTAGTGACCAGAGGACGTGACTGTGGTATTAAGGGGAGTTGCCATTAGTCGAAGATATAAGTCAACAGTGCGTCAGCCAATGCCAACACTAGATTCGAGTTCAGCTTGAATCTCACTCCAAGCCCTGCCCTCCCTATGGTGAGCTATTCTGGCGCTATTGCGTAGGTTTTGGCGAACGTGTTCGGATTCGTACTTGTCTATGACGTAAGCCAAGGACGATGGTATAGGTTGCTGTGGCTCCCTCGGTTGGGGCGGTAACTCGGTCATACCGCTCTTTCTCCGTTGCACTCGGCGTGCATGATCGAGCCACTCGTCGTTCTGTAGCCTGAGACGATCGCGCTCTTCGATGACCAGGTCATATGCGGTACGGCTGACCCACGGCAACCTTATGCCTCTCATCTTGCGAGCTCGGCTTTGAGTACCGCCATCTCGACTTCCAGGTCTCTGATGCGGCCTTCCAGATCATCGATGCGTTGTGTGAGCAACCCCGAAACTCCTATGTACTTGGACTGACGCGAGCGTATGTCCTCGATCAGTGTAGCGTTCTGTAAGTCAATCGTCTGCATCTCCCTGAACCTGCCGCTGGCTATCCATGTCGCTGCCAGGATGCTCAGAGCGAAGCCAATCGATACCGCAGGAAGCGTTGAGCTCTTGCTCAAGCCCTGCACCATCAGTTAACCACCGGAAACCTGTACGGGCCATTGAGCTTCACCAGGAAGCCAGGCGTCTTCTCGCCATGCCAGCCGCCTAGCTGGTTGAACTCATAGTACTCGATCGCGTCGTCGTAGGTGCCACCAGGAGATAGATCCATGATGCGATTGATCACCTTCTCCTTATCATAAAGCACGATCGGCTCCATTCCATAACGCTCAAGCACTCCTATCACGCAGTCGTCGTAGCCATCCATCACCAGCGCGTTCTCTACGCCGATCTCTCTCAGTTTGTCAGCCAAGGTATCGATCATGTTTTCTGCTCCATGATTTCATCGTTCTTCTTATGCCACTTGCGTGCATAGCGCATCTTGTCGAACGCCCGCCACCGAGCTCCGAACCAGCTACGGATGTTGAGCCAGTGATACCAGGCCTTCTCCCAGGGCTTCATCTTCTTGTAGAAGACGTACTCCTCTAGGAACTGGATCCTCGGGTCCACGAATTGCTCATGGTACGCCACGAGCAAGGCCTTCTGGTCCTTTACAGTGACCATCTTGCGATCGTAGTCGCCTTCCCGTGCCTTCCTGCGCTTCTTCGCTCTCTTGCTCAAAACGAATACCTCTCCGCTTGTCTCTTGTGTAGGGCTATGCGCTCGAACTTCTCTTCGAGCCCAGTGTCCTTATTGCGATTGACCTTGCTGTTTTTGGGTGGCCGATACGCAGCAGCTCTCCACCAGCTCATCACAAGGTAACGTAAGGCTGCCACGGCATCCGCTCCATCAGCACTGTCGTCGTCCACGTTCTGATGCTGGGCCTTACCTACCTTCCTGTCAGGGTAGCGCCAGTTGCGGATCTCCCAGAGCAACCTCGATCCTCGGACCATCCTACCCTTGCTGGCTACCGATGCACCCTTGTACCACTGATGCTTGTCGCCTATGCCTCTTCTGAACAGTAGAGCCCTACGGCCTAGTAGGTCGTTCAGCCGCTCTACGCACGCTGCCCTGAATGACTTGCCCTCTGCCGAGGTCTTAGCCACCGCCCTGACTCGGTACTTCACGCCCAGCTTCCTGAATGCTGCGTTGAGCTCCATGATGTCTTGAGGGTTGGCGCTATCTCCCCATATCGGCGTCTTGGTAGGAGCACCGTACTTGGTCAGCAGGTCGTTGATCTTCGAGGCCCTGACCGACAAGGTCTCCTGCTGGCTGAATAACTCGTCCAGGATATGTAGCCGCTTTGCACGGTCGCTGGCAGCGAGCACAAACGAGAATCGCCATGCTCCGAAATCTATCCCCGCGAACATCGGCCACTTCTGCTTCTTCATGTTGGCGTCGTCCCAGTTCTCCAGGTGGTCAGCTTCAACGAAGTTGAGCGCGACACCTGTAGCCTGCCTGGGGCTGATGCCCCTGACTCTACTCTCGTACATCGCTGGTATGTGCTCGTACAGATCCTTACGTCGATCGATAGCGAATGCGCTTACCGCTCCTGGTACGATACTTGGATCGTCGCATACCACGTTTGGGTGATCCAGGGCAGATACCCTTATGTGAGTGACTAGTGGCTGAAGACAGAATTGGTGGAGCTCGTCCTCTTCAAAGTCAGGGTTGCCAAAACTGAGTCGTAGGTTGTGCGGGGCACTACAGGTGTTCTCGAACGCCGTCATAATCGCTGGGTGGACGCCTGGCGTCTCCTCGGTAAGGATCAACATATGTTCGGCGTGCCAACCCTGTGCCTTGGTAGCTGACGCTTCCTCTGCACCAACACCACAAGCGAACGCTGTCGCTGCCCACGTCTCTCTATCCTCGACAGCAGGCCTCATGCGTATTACCCCAGAGGCCAGGAGCTCCGCTTGCGGAAAGTGCCGCTGGAAGTGAGGCCAGTGGTTTCCGATTTCTTTCCAGATGTGCTTTGTGAGCTGGCTGAGCTTTGGGGCACTTGTGACGACGATACTGTCCTCCCAACAAGCCAGAAACCACAGCACGATCGCTGCTCCGATAAAGGTCTTCCCTGTTCCGGTTCCGCTCTCCACTCCCACATCTTCCCAGGCGGCAAGGCTTTCAAGCACTTGGGACAACGGGTCAGGAGTACCGTCCCACTGGTAACCGTCGTATCCATCGTTGCTACTCCAGCGGATTGTGTGCTCAGGGATACCCAGCTTATCCACACACCATCCCACTGGGTTCTCTTGATATTCGACGTGTGCCTTCGCCACGCCACGTTGCCCGAAGGTCTCGTATTCCTGGAGGACGGCACGCTGCCGCAGCTCGCTAGGCTCTAAGTTTGTTGCCGAGAACATCTAGCCATTCTGTTCGTATGGTCTCTAGCGCCTTCTCGTCGCTGATGAAGCGCCCTACCACGGCGAAGAACTCGTTGAGCAGCTCTGGATCGACTACCACGCCATCCCGCTTCTCTCCTACGCTGTACTTCGCAAGCTTGTCGAAGATCGAGATGATGTCTTTCGGGTCAGCGTCTGGGTCATCCAGGATCACCGAAATGCGCTGCCGCGCTGTCTCCAGGTCGATACGGAAGGCTTCACGGAT